GAGTTCATCGCGATGGTTGCAGACAAATTGCGGCTGGAACACCAAGCTTCCTAAACGTTGATATGACGGGGTTTGTGAGGTGAATTGTGCGCCACCATTCCGGTAAATTGTTCGTCGGAATTCCGATAAACTTTCCGGCGCCATTCTGACGAATATTATACCACCGGAGCGGGTAATTGTAAAATTTCGCCATGTCTGTTATAATAAAAGCAAAAAGGACAGGTGCGAAATGAAAGCGACAAAAAAGCCTTTTTATAAAAAGTGGTGGTTTTGGTCGATTATCGTAGTTTTGGCAATTATTGGTTATTTTACTGATGATTCGGAAGCGCAACCAACTAAAGAAACAGCGGCTGTCGCTGATAAAAGCGAAAAGCAACCGGCGAAAGAGGCGCCTAAAGAAAAAGCCGAACCCGAAGTTAAAAAGGATGTAGAAAAGCCGAAGGATGAAAGCAAGGCGGAAAAGGCCCCGAGGGAAGAAAGTAGAGCGGTAAAGACCCCGGAAGATATTGTTAAAAAGGTGATTGAGAAAGATCGCATAATAGAAATTAATAAAAACGACCAAAACGGACACTTATTAGTAAGATTTAAAGGTAGCGAAAACCTTACGAACGAAATGACTGTCAAAGGTTTTCTGATGGATATTCGTGACTTGCTTAAAAATCTGAAAAGCGATTCTAGCGTACAAACTTTCGCATTCAACGTCACATATCCACTAGTGGATAATTATGGAAATGAGTCGGAGGACATCGTAATTAAGGCGGAATTCAGCCGCGAAACAGTGGACAAAATTAACTTTGACAATTTTGACTTTAATAAAATTACGGAGGTTGCCGACGAATATTGGTCGCACCCGGCGGTTCAACAGTAGCTCACGCAAAATGCGTGGGCTTATTTTTTTTTTTGAAATTTTTTTCGCGAAAAATGACCCACCTACTCCGTGACTTTCGATAGTATATATGAAAGGGCCAGAAGGACAACCTTTCGAATATCGAAAAAAGCAAGGTGATTATAGTTTGGCGTTATCACTAGAAGAAAAGAAGGAAAAATGCTTTAAACTAATTGACGATATGATCGACGAAGGCATTGACGTCATGCGCTTAGGAATTAGTTTGCGTGGAAATAAAAAATACGTATACAGCGGTATAAGAAGAAGATTTCAAAGGGTGTTTGGTAGCGTAAAACAAGCATTAATAGAGTATGGTATTTACGATTCAAATGGGATACCTACTAAGCTAGAGTTATTAAGATGTTTTTATATTGACGAAAACTACAGTGTTAAAGTAAACCCTTATGAAAAAGTCATTCTTTGTGATAGTTATTTTATAAGTGAAAATGAATTCAATAGATTAGCTAAAGAAATAATGCCCGACTTGAAAAGAGACGCTGTAGATGAATTCTACCGAAACGAATTTCCGGAAAACACAAAATACACATTCTTTGAAAGTGGTAAATATAAGCATTTACAAACATACATCAAAACCGAGTATGGTGGGTTACGTGAAATGATGGAATTTTACGGAACGCCATCGCATATATTCGTTGACTATGATTATCACAAACGGAACGGGGAGTCAATAAAACAGGGGCATATTTTTGAACAGATTGTTTTAGAAATTTTGTCTGCTTTATACGAAGGTGTCCAATATCACATTAAGGTTGGCGATTGTATACCTGACTTTGTTATAGATAATCGCTGGTATGATGCAAAATTATCTCGGTATGTAACTTTCCAAAAGGATAACTCAACAATAGAACGTTACCTGAAACACACTGAGGATTTAACATTCATATATGCGAAAGACAAATGTAAGCCGTTCGGTAGCAAAGGTGCAAAATTTATACATGTTAGTTATTTTTACGATGAATTAAAAGAAATCGGTCGGCAAGATTTAGTTGACAGGTGCGAAATATTTTTACATAGTTTAGGTGAAAGTGAGGCGAAACAATGCGAGATAACAGTCTCGTGAGTGTCGAGAGCCAAACGGAATACTCTATCGACAGACAAAAGCATGAAACGAGGATATTCGTTAAAATGTATGTTGACGCGGTGCGAACTGGTCTCATTGCTGACATGGGCGCTAAGAATTGGACAACTTTATGCGTCATTGCGTCACACATGAATGAAAAAGGCGAATGTTATCCAACGCAGGATCAGATTGCGAAGGGCCTAGGCGTCAGTAGGCAGACCGCGAATAAATACGTTAATGACCTGCTTGGATATCGCTGGCAAGGTCAGCCGGTTGTGCGAGTAGTTAAAGAACGGGAAAACGGCAAATTTACGAATAATCGCTACACAGTATTGCCGGTTAGTAACCTTGAGATATTTAACCGTGTCAAGTAGTACCGACACCGTAAACGCCGATACGGCTAACTTTGACACTAAGAAGAACCATCTTTTAACAAGAACCATCTTTAAGAAGATAAATACTTTGCGCTTCGCTATTGCAAAAAAAGTTTGAAGAAAAATGACCCACTTTGCTCATATCGAACGATAGTATATATGAAAGGGTTAAAAACGCCCAAAAATCTACATCAACGGATATATAACATACAGATTAAAATTTTTGGAGGTGTAACGGAATGGAGCGAGGTGATGTCGCGGAAGTAATCGAAGTTGCAACGTCACAGTTGTCGGAGCATAGCAAACAAGCGGAATTTTCCCCGCAAATGTCGGCTAAAAAATGGCGTGAGTTTGTCGCAGGGGTTGCGAAAGAAGGTATATTACAACCGTTAATAGTGACGAAAGGTTTCCGAGTAATTGACGGCAAGCACCGCCTGAAAGCCGCAAAAGAATTAAACATCGAATATGTGCGGGTTATCATCGAGGATATTCCCGAAGATAAAATACCGGCATATATTACGGAAACCAAACTGAATAGGGACGATTTAAAAAGCGGACAGAAAGCAGCGTTGGTTATTCGGTTGTTTTACGAGGAGGAGCGGCGGAAAGCGAGGGAGCGACAGGCGACATCTACCGGAGGAACATCTCCACAGCTTATTCCAAATTTGGACGAAGCTGGTGACAAGTCGACGACAAACGAAGTCCTCGCAAAGAAGGCAGGAATAGGAAAGTCGTCAATGGCGAACCTGTTAGCAGTCTATCGCAACCGCCCCGACCTGTTCGAGCGAGTATTCAACGGAGAAATATCAATCAACAAGGCTTATACGCAAATGAAAGCCGATGAAGAACCGGAGGAAATACCGCAAGAAAATCCAATCGAATCTGAACGTAAGTTAATTGAAGAACTCCGTAAGCAAGAAGGCAGTCTGCCACAAATTGATGAAAGCAAACCTCTTCACGAATTAAATAACCGATTAGTACAAATGAGAAAAAAGGCGCTTTCTTTAACAATCGAGGTACTCGATGAAAGCGAAAAAATGGACGACGCTAAACCGGAAGTGAAAGAAAGCACTAGAAATCAACTATTAACACTTACAAGGTCTTGCGTTTTAGCATTAGGGCAAACAGCCGAAAACGATAATGACATGGAAATATTAGCGGTTATTCACGAATTATTAAATAAACTAAGTGGAGGTAATTAATATGACTATAAGTAAGGAATATAAGCAAAATGTTGGTAGTAAAGTATTTAACGGTTTTGAGAAAAAAATTACACGCGACCACTTTAAGAAAGGGTTGCATACAGCTAGAATAGTGGCGGCGGCAGAAATCGCGGAAGAAATGCCATTCGTAATGATGCCTTTACGCGATAAAGGAATACTTAGAGAAGGGGAGCGAAATACCCACCTTTTGCACGCATTTCAACCAAACTTATGGGCGCAAGACTATGCCTATGAAATCGGAAAATTAGGCAAGATGACTGTAAGTACCGCTATAGAAAGAGCGAATGCTTCAGTTGAATATGTCCTAGATACTTCGCCAAGTATAAATAAAACGTTGAAAAAGACAGGAACAACAGACTTCGATTTTTACTTAGCTATGCGTGAGGCGGCTATGATTGAATCTGCGTACTATACTCGGCTAGGTGGATGGGAAATGCCGGAGCAAGCTCGTAAGAAAATCGATATTGCGCTAATGAGAAGAGCTTTGCGAAATGAAAGTATGTTTAGAACAATCCTTCGACATGCCGGAGTTTCTGAAAATGACAGTTTAGCATTACTGCAATTTTCCGATGAAATCGATTTGACTGGAATTTTAAAAGAATTGGTAAAGGTTGACCCATATTTTAATCGTAGATCCGGGCAGGTTGAAATGTTTAACGAAATCAATTCAGAGGAAAGCATTAAACTTAACCAAATAAAATCGAACCGTTTTGCGGAGGAATTACTCGCTCGTATGGCCAAAAAGCACCCTGCATTATTTAAAAAAGTAGCGAAAATGGTTAATTTAGGAATCGCCTAAAAGGGAGGTTAACGCCAATTGACACAGCCAAACGCATATATCCGAACAGGCACGACCCGAACCGGCTTTTCGCTAATGTTCCACGAAATTTTCGATTTATACCACCCGTACATCGGCGACAAAGCGACGCTATACTACCTGTATTTGCTACGCTATCGCAATCACGACGAGGGTCGCGCATGGAAAGGTCGCGCCAGTGTTACGGAAAAATTCCAGCTATCATACTCGACGCTTCCGGTGCTTGACGCGATACTAGAGGCGTCGGGGCTGGTAACGCTCGAATATAAGCCGAGCGGGCGCGGCAAAGACCGCATTGTTTACGTCGTACACGATCCGTTAGACCGGGCAAGATTCCGCGAAAATGAGGAAAAAATACGCGAGAATATACGAGCGGTCAGGCGTAAGTATGACAATGCCGGCAGTCTGCTTGGCAAGGAAAAAGGGCAAAAACTACCTGCGTAAAGATACAATCTATGCTAGTAAAGGTTATTATCTACTAGGGCGTAAATGAAAAAGAAGTATTTAAAAAGAACTTATTAAAAAGAATAAATACTTTGCGCTTCGCTATCGCTCGCGCTACCATCCAATATTACTTATATTCTTCTGCGCAGAGTATTTTATATAAAAGATAAAAGAGATTAAGGCATAAAATCGAAGCCACACGGCGCGCCGTCAGCGCAGACGACTAAAAATGTCACGTGCGCCGCCAAAACGCCAAAACCATCGAAAAGGAGCCGATACTATGCCATTAAAAATCGAAGTCACGCCGGACTACCGAATCACGTCCGACACGCTGAATATCATCGTCCAAAAGCGCTACGCCGTCGACCCGACGAAATCGCCGAACTGGCCGCGCATGCAAGCGGAAGGCGCTGACCCAACGCCACGCACCGAATGGCGTGACGAAGGCTATTACGAAACGTTAGAAGGAGCAATCAACGGAATCATTGATCGCCATTTAAAAGAATCTGACGCGGAAAGCCTAGCAGAATTGCTTATGGAAATCCGCAAAATTCGCGACAAAATACGCGCGGTGTTTCGTTCATGAAGAAATACCCTAGGCGACGTTTAAAACGGCTATTACGCCGAGAATTTTACGGGAAAAGGACGGTGCAGTTCGGATGAACAAAGTTACTATACCGCGAGAAGTTGCGGAATCTATCGAAGAATTACGAAACGCTGGAATGTCTAATTGGGCGATAATTGCTGTCGCCAATGACCCTAGCGAATATTCCTACGTTATTGACGAGAAATGTCTCGGCGAATACTCGACGACTCTTAGCAGATTTAAAGAACGCGATAAGCTACTGGGGGCGTTAGTCAACGGATATGAGATCGAGCAAACTCCGGAGGAACGCTTGCGCGACATTTTTATCGACGTCGCCAATAAACGATTGTCGGCAAGGAGTGACGGCGAGTATTATTTCGGAATGATGGGCGGCATTCGAACCGCATTAAACACTTTAGGCATAAAAATCGTGGGAATTAACGCCTATGACGGCGACCGCGATAAATAGTCAAGCCGACGCTTAAAACGGTGCACAGGCTTTAAAAGGACGGTGAAATCGCATGAATAACGGCAAGTTGCCCGGCTTTAAAACTGCGGCGTATTACCGGTCGTTTCAAACGACAATTAAACGGTCTTTGGACGCAATTAAAACTAGGAAGGAAGGCGAAAGGAATGCTAACACAAGACGACTTAAATATGATTAAAGAACGAGCAAAAAAGGCGACGCCGGGGCCATGGTACGCAGACGACGAAAGATGGCCCGGAAACGCGAATTTGCAATATTGGTTTGATACGCATTATGACGGTGTAGGCGCAGCCACTACAAAGGCAGACGCAGAATTCATCGCCCATGCCCGTGAAGATATTCCGCGTCTAGTGGCGGAAGTTGGACGCTTACGAGAGTCGATTAAAACCGCCGAACGCGAATTGTGGTGGGGAAATCCGGAGTCTGCTTGCGTAAGAGTTGGCGAATTGTTGAAGGAGGCGATTGAAAATGGCGACTAAAAAACCGTCCCAATACGACTGGCAAGCGCGCGACATCGCGGAATGGAACGCAAATACATTCCTCGCTTTTATCAGCGACAAAACGAATGAACTTTACGGCGTTGACTATGCACCGGGTGGTCAAGGTGCCAAGTCGGCGCGGTGGAGCCGCGAGCGGGGCATGCTGAAACAGGCGATTGGCAAGTATGGGAACGCGGTCGTGAAGCGGTTTATCGAAATTTGTTGGCGCGAGTATCGGACGAATAAGCCCGATCAATTTCCGTATCCGACAGTTGTTTTCATGATTTCCTACATGGATCGTTTTTTCGCTGTTGCTCAGTCCGAAATCGCGCGGGAGAATCGACGGAAAAAAGTTGACGAAGTTGATTACGAAGAATTAGCGGATTGGTTATAAGGAGGTGTAACCGTTGAAAATTCGCATTATAAAATCGTCAGGTCCACTATATTGGTACGCCAAAGAAATCGGAAAAGAATTCGACGTGATTTCATACGATTCTATCCGCAATGAATACCGCACTTATTACGGAATAGTCGCCGGTGATGACGTCGTTTTAGTACTACCTGACTTAAAAGCGCTGAATGACGCTCAAATAGACGCTTACATTCACGAAATTAACGCGGAATTGAAAAGGCGCCGTTATGACCGCGTAGCAAAACGGAAGGAGTGATTCCATGACGAGCAATAAACGTCACCGCTGCCTACTTGCGCCATACTCGCGCCAAGCCGACGGCGAATACATGCCGACAATGACCGACGCTTGCGTAGCTTTTCACGGACTAAACGGCGACGGCGGTCGAGTTGGCGCGGCGAATGTGCCGGCTGACTACCGGTATGTGACGCTTGACAATTCGCCGGCACGGGACAGTCAGCAGTCGGTTTATAAGGCGCTTGACGCTTACGTGCGGACGTTCGAGCGACAATTCGAGGCGGACGGCGAACGTATTAAATCGCTATACCTTTTCAGCGAGTCGCCCGGCACCGGCAAAACCACGTCGGCTGTCGCAGTCCTGAACGCTTGGCTAGTCACGCATTTTCTCGGCAGTTTGCAGCGGAATAGGCAACCGTTGCAAGCGCCGGCGTACTTTTTAGACGTAAATTCGTGGCAAACGGACTATAACGAGTTTAATCGTGCAAGAGTGCCGGACTCCATCGCCGAGCCGGCGGCTAAACGATATTATTCCGCAATGGAGCGCGCAAAACAAGCGCCTTTTGCGGTGCTTGATGATATTGGTGTAAGGCAAGCGACGGAGGGCTTTCGTGGCGATTTGCATAGCGTCATTAATTACCGTGTGACAAACGCCATGCCGACCGTCTACACTAGCAACTTGCCAATCGAGAGAATGGCGACCGTGTTTGACGAGCGGTTGTACGACCGTATGCGCGACATGTGCGCCGAGTTGACATTTGAAGGCAAAAGCAAGAGGGGGCGGAGATGAACATATGCAACGGATTTTTGTGTTCGCAGGAAACGGGGGCAGGAAGGAATATAGAGGATACTTTGACGGAGAAAATTTCTGCCCGAAACTTGGCTTTTGTAAATCGCTAGAACATTTGGCGGAATTTGACTTTATCGAACTATACGGAATGAACGGATTGCTTTGTGCGACACCAACGAGGCTTTGTTCCGACATTGCCGGGCTAATGCGCAGTCAGTTTCAGAAAGAGTTCGGTGGGAGCCGATGAAGTTCAACTTTGGCGATCTTGTTACTTGCGCAGGCTATCCCGACCGCTTATTCACAGTCGACAGCTGGCGCGTTGAACAGCATTATTTTCCCGAGGCGGAGTGGACGGAAACTGTTTACGAACTAACCGACGTTTATTCGGCTGAATGGCTCGAAGCCGACGAGGAGGACCTGCGGTTAGTCGCTAAGGCGGACAAGGCTGATGAATACTTGTTGACACATAAACCGGCAGGGACCCGCGGTGATGTTGCAGTGATTTTTACGCTTGGCGATTTCGGGGGACGAAGCGGACGACCGCCAAAGGTGGCGCCAGAAATTGAACGGTATAACAAAGCACGGGAGCGTGAGCGGCGAATAAACGAATTGTTGGACGAACGGAACGATTACGCGCGGTTGTTAGCTGAGTTTGGCGACGAGGAATATAAGGCGAAAATTGCGGAGATTGATTCCGAATTAAAGGAGGTTTAGGCAATGTATAACGACATCAACACATTGAAAGAATTTCTCATCGACATGGCTCACGATGTTGAAGTTGATGACGAGGAGTTGGCAGAGGATTTACAAACGTTAGCTGAAACTCTTTCATAGGATAATAAAATGTACAAAGTTTGTTGCAAATGGTGTATTTAATGGAGGTGATCGCTTGAATTACGGTCAAATGCTATTATCGAAAGTCATCGACAATAACGACGTCGCAGCGCTCAAACGCTTCGGCGTCGACGAGTCGCACTTTGGCACGGCAGGCGAGCGTGAAACTTACCGCTTTATTGTCGACTATGCCGAGCGAAATCGCGGGCAGGCGCCGGATTTTCGTACGGTGGTTGCCGAGTGCCAAGCGTTCGACTATCAGCCAAATGTCGAGGACAGTTACGAGTTTTTAACGCGAAAAATCAAGGACAATGCGGGCAAGCGGATGTTTAACGACTTGGTGAGCGGCAAGGACTTCGAAAAATATTCCCAAACAGATTTTGAAAGTTTTGCGAATTGGTTGACGGATGAGTTAGAACGTATTACAATAAGAACAAAGGTTCGTGAAAAAATTGGGACTGACCTGCAAACGGTCGGCGAACAGTTTATGAGTGAATACGAACGGCGCAAAGCTGGTGAGTCTTTTCGCCTATGGAAGTCCAAATTCGACTTTATTAACCGAACGGTTGGCGGATATGTATCGTCCAACGTGTACACGGTTTACGGAAAGTCAGGGCGTGGCAAATCGGTCATTACGCTTGAAGAAGCGCTTGAAGCCGCAACGCAAGGCGCTAACGTGCTAATATGGGCGATGGAAATGGGCTGGTTCGAGGTGTGGGTGCGCATATTCGTCAGTTTGAGCGCACGTAAAGGTGTCACAACCGCGAGCATGCACGGATTGGACTTAACTGCTGGCTTTGACTCAAGCGAGGTTCGCTACGGCAAGTTGTCGCCTGAATTTGAAACGGCACTCCGCTTTTTTGTCGACACCGTAAATGACGAAATTGCCGGCAATATAACAGTACGAGCAGTCGATGACGAGGACTTTACCGACCGTTCACTGCGACAGTTGGAGGCGGACATTTTAGCAACCAAAGCCGACATTGTCGTATTAGACCCGTTTTACTACCTATCGTACGAGCGTAACACATCGAAAACAGCTGGCGGTGACGCGGCAGAAACTTCGAAAAAATTGCGTTGGCTTGCCGGCCGGACTCATACGGTAATTTTCGCAATAACTCAAGCGGATGAAGGCAAGGAAAGCGCCGACGAGGATGGCAACCGCGAGTTAAAACTGCCTGCGCGTGAGGACGTCAAGAAAACGAAGCAACTACTGGAGGACGCTTATTTATTGATCGCTGTCGATACGGACTACAAGCAAGGGCGCGGCTTGATTGGCGTTAATAAAGGGCGCGATGGCGGCGAGGGAGAATTCGCGGAAATCATATATATTCCGCAGGTTGGCGTTGTTCGCGAGTTAGAAACGGGCGAGTTCGATTTTTAAGGAATGGTCGGGTTGAAGGTGGTGAATCACGATGATTGACGTTGAGTCCGAATTGCGCGAATTCGAATGGGTTAAACCACGATGGACCGCGGACAAGCTAATCGCGGCCAGTCCGTTTCGGTACGATAAAACGCCATCATTTATGGTGCGCTTGCAACCATACGGCAAATATCCGGCCGGTGTATGGACGGACAGCGGCGCTTATGACGAGGAATGGCGAAGCGGAAATTTCGTCAAACTGATGGCGTTCTTGCGAAACGAAACGTATGAGGAAACCGAGGAATATTTGCGAACGAAATACATGGTCAGCGCGGATGGCGATATAATAGTCGTACAGCCAAAGCTAAAGGTTAAGCGGTATAGGCAGGCGCTTAACTTGACCTTTTCGCAGGCGCCGGTAGAATACCTAAAGTGTCGTGGTATCGACGAGGAAGTACAGCGGATGTTTGGCGTTGGGTTCGACCCGAAGTCAAACGCGGTTATATTGCCGTGGAGGTTGCCGGACGGTCGGCTGGCGAATGTAAAGTACCGGAAAACGTACGGCAAGGCATTTTGGTACGAGCGTGGCGGTTGGCCGATCCGCGAACTGGTTTACGGCATGGATTTGATTTATTCGAAGCAGATCCGCCGTGCCGCCATTGTCGAGGCGGAAATCGACGCCATGAGCATGTGGACGGCTGGCATACCGGCGGTCGCGGTTGGGGGCTCGACATTCAATTCGTTCAAACGTGACGTCATTTTGCGGTCGCCCATCGATGAGTTAGTTATCGCGACAGATAATGACAAGCCGGGCGAGCGGTTGCGTGCGGAGATTGAGCGAGAGTTGGGCGGATTGTTGCGAATTGGGCATAAGCGGTTTGTCGGCGTAAAGGACGCGAATGAGGCATTAATAAGGCTTGGAGCCGATTCGCTAAAGTTCGACAATATTTTACAAAATCAGATGTTCAAAAGGTTGCAAACGTAGCGAAGGTTGCTACGTTTGACAGTAACATAGAGCGCCAAAAGTGAGCACCTCCGCGGAAAATTACTCACGCGTTATTTTAACAACTTTTTCGATCGGTAAATCGAAATACAGACAGATAGATTCAATCGTAGATAAGTTTACAGACTCATTTCTGTTAATTCTCGCAATTGTTCTTGAGTTAAGATTGCCTTGTAAGCGCATTTCATTGAGGTTCCTGTTTAGTTCTTTTAGAGATACTTTCAGAGGATCATAACTTATCATTTAAAACAACTCCTTTTAAAATTAAATTTAATGTTTACTTTTGTACACGTTTATTATATAATAAATTCATACGAGGGGTAAAGAAAAAAAAATAAAAAAAATATCAAAAACGTGACCCACTTTAAATATTTCTAACGATATTATATATGTAGAGGTCAAAAAGGAGGAATTAATTGAATGAGTACATTGACAATTGAAGATTTAGTCGTCGAGTATCAAAGAACTTTGGATGAGCTAGTTTTTCGAGAAATATACGAAAAAGCCAGCGCCAACTGGCCTACATTAGTTCAAAAACTAGCCAAACGTTACTACCTTGATGAAGATGACGTGAGTTCGGTCGCACACTTCAAATTATATGAATTAACAAAAACGTTCGACCGGTCAAAAGGTTACTTCATCAATATGTTAGGACAAGCCATTCGACGAGGTTGTATTGACTTAGTCAGGCAGAAAAAGCGAAAAGACACAAATGAATTTCTGTTTGAGGATAGTTCGACGATTGAAAGCCAATCCGAACAGTGCGCCAACGCTGAAATGGATTGCATTGAGTATTTACAAAAAAAATACGACCAGCGCCAACTGGTCGAACAACTAATCGCAAAAGCCGACGATAAGACACGCCAATGTATTATCGCCCTAATTAAAGAAGATTTTTCTTACAAACGCGCCGCCAAACGCGTAGGTACGGATCGTAAGAATCTACGGAGACGTATCCAACAATTAGCAGGTCATTTTAATGAAAATTATTATGATTATTTTACAGTATTAACGACCTCTAAGTCTATAAGTGCCTAGGCACAGCACTTATAGACATGCTAATAGTACGTCTTGCATAGTCTTACATGATTATTATAACGTAATTCGGTACAATTAGCAATATTTTATGTCAACAAAGCTACTATTTTTATAAGGAGTTGATAACGATGTTCACTACTAATTATTACCGATTCTTCGATAAATATACGTTCATAGACGAAAAAAGTTTCACTTTTAACGAAATATTTTACGAGGGCGCAATCGACGAAACCGCCGACCCTGCCGATTACCTACGAATCAACACGAAGGCGGTGTTGGTCGCATGAATACGATAGCAAACGCGCTGACACAGACCGGACAGTTTATTTTAACCGACCATGCTCGCGAACGAATTCGTCAACGAGTCGGCATTGTGGCGGACAGCGCCGCGATTGCTTGGGTCGCCGAGCAGGTTCGACGCGCCACGGAAACAAAGCGCGACGGCAGCAAAACGCATTACACAACGGATTTGTTCGAAATTATTCTCGACGGCGCCAAGGTTGTTACGGTCAAGCCGTCGGAACATTCAAACGGATATATCGCGAAATTTAATGAAGTGCTAACGAAAGAGGCAACGAAATTGCTCGCAACATATCGGCGCGAACTGCATAAGGCTGAAATTGCAGTCGCCGAAGCGCAGTTAAACTTTTTAAAAGCGCGAAACCCGAAAGTCAAGGCGACCATTCAGCGCCGGCTTACCGACGCCGCCGACTACAAAGCGACGATTGAGGACGAGATTAAGGCGGTTGAAAAAGCCGCCGCAAGATACGGAGTGACAGTGCAGTGATCGAGTATATTTCGGCAGTATGTTTGGCGTTTGTTGCGTTCGGTTGCCGGTTGATTTGGGGCGAAGTAAATAGGCGGTAAGTGCGAGAGCGAAAGGTGGCACAGGAGAGTTGAAAAATGAAGAAGTTTGGACGCTAAATGAGGAGCAAGCACGAAAAATATTGAATACGAAACCGGTCAAGATTGAGGAATCAAAAGCGAAAGCCGATTCTCGTAAAACGATTGAGGGTATCATGCAAAGATTGCGCGGCGCGAATAAATAAAGGTCGCCCGTCCGCCAGTCGTCGCGAGGTAGCCGTTAAACATAACGCTGACTATAAAGGTCGACGGTCGGTTACTAATCGCGGCGGGTGGCGGGCGGAATTGGACGTCGTGAGTAGATCGCAGTCACCGTAGTGCGCACCAATTCCGCATAAGCCGGTGGAGTAGAACGCTGTTTGGCGACTGCTCCGCGTCGGAAGGGTTACACTAACGACTGGGGATATAAGTCGGATGGAGGCCGCATATTGTGGCGACTTCCGCTGCTTTCCACGGTAAATGCGCATCGTTAGCGTTGCCCTTCGGGCGCGGGACATTCCGGCGCGCGAATAATAAACGTAGGAGGACGATAGAATGGCGAAATATCAAGCAGGTGTAGACGCATTAAACGCGCTAAATGCAAGCGATGAGGGGGGAGGCAACGCGGAATTTGCCAGCTTTAAATCCGGCACTACTTACGTTGTTAAAGTGCTTGGCACTGCGGATCTTATTACGTTTTATTCTTACGGAATCTATAAGCAAGTAAATAGTTTTGTTGCGAAAAATCCGTCAAAGAAATCGCGCAACGGCTATCCAGTCGAAGATTTAACGCCTTGGGATTTAGCGTGGAAATACCACAAAGACCGTTCGAAAGATTTTGGCGACGAACATTCGCAAGAAGCCGCGAAATATCGCTGCAAGCAACGTTTCGCAATGGGCTTTTTCGATTTGACTAGCGGCGAGCCGATTATCGTCGACTTGTCGAAAAAACAGGCGCAAGGCGTTCACGACGTAATCAAGAAGTACGAAAAGAAACTCGGCAAGCTGGCGTTCGAACTGTCGAAAGTCGGCAATGGCACATCAACAAGCGTTACTTTGACACCAGTGCTTGACTTAGACGAGGACTTGACGCCAGAGCAACGCGCCAACTTCGACAAAGCGCCAGCGCAGTTCGACATGTCGCTATTTGAAGGCTTGCTTTACGAGGCTGACGAGGACGAACAAATCGAGTTGCTCATTAAGGCGGGCTTTGACGTTAGCTTGATCGGGCTAGAGCCGCCGAAGAAGGACGAGGGAACTGACGAATACGGATTTTAAGGAGGGGTCGCGATGGAAGTTAAGTTAATTCACGGATCTAATTACGACGATATGGCGACGTTGGAAATTCATATTAATGGTAAGCATAAGATCAGTGTTTACCCACTTAATGAGTGCCCGGAGGATGCGTACTTGGAACGCGACTTAGACTTCGCGTACGATATACCGGACTTAATGCAGCAAGCGTACGAAGCAGGCAAACGTGGCGAAGAATTTACCATCGTAGAGGTCGATGAAAGCGAGGCAGACTAATGGCAAACGAAGCAATCACGAAAGGGCGTCACGCAGAACTAATTGCGATTACTGCGCTATTGGCAAATGGCTGGACCGTAATGGAGCCAACAGCGCCCGACGTTTACGACCTTGGCATAACGCGCCCCGGCTCGACGGAGTTTCGCCGCGTACAAGTAAAAATGGCGCGACTACGCCACAAAGACGGCACAGACTGGGTTGTCGTCAATGGTACGCGGAATAACGGCGAGTATTACGGAACCGACGAAATAGACTATTTCATCGGTGTGCATGACGGCGTGGCGTATATGTTCAAAAACCGCGGCTTGTCGGAATACTGGTGCAAGCCGTCGGAACTTGACGAACGATGGACGAGGTTGGACGCAAGCATAACGAACTTATCGGAGGCGATCTGAGTATGAAAATGAATATTGCCGGGGTAGAGTACGAAGGCAGTCCGCAAGAATTGAAGGAATTGTTCGATTTGTTGATCGGTAATGAAGCCAAGGAAAGCAAAGAGGAATATCGCAAAGTTGTTCGTAGTCCTCGCGCAGGCGACTACGTGAAGTTTAACGAATCGGACGACGATGATATTACCGTCGGAAAATACTACGAAATTACCGCTATTGACGACGATGGCGACGCAGTATTTATTGACGACGGTGGCTCGGTTAACTGGGCATTAAAGGCTTTATTCGATGAAGGAGAGTTCGAGTTTTTCGAAAAAGTTGCGCCTGACCCGAAGAACGCCATATTTACAAAGTTAGGACGCAAGCCGAATGAGTTTAAGAAAGGCGATATTGTGCGAGTGATTAGTACAGGTAGTTCTAATCATAAACGAGGTGACATCGGCGAAATTACTGAATTTTCACGTCGTTCACATTTCAGAGTAAAAACCGCGAGTATTGACTCGGTAAACTGGGTTAATGCCAATGACGTAAAACTAATTGCACCGGTCGAAAGCCGTGTTGACATATGAGCGAACAACATTGCGCGTCATGCAAAGCGACAATCGCCGATGGCAAGTCGGCAGTCTATGACGAAAACACCGAACAATACTTTTGCAATCGGTATTGTTTCGAGGATTGGGCGGACGACCACTTCGGCAAGGTGCTGGAATATTATGCAGAACTGAACGTTAGCGACGTTTGTCTATAGGAGGTGGCGCATATTGCAATTAAAGCTACGCCTAAACAACGAGGACAGCCCAGTGGCAGAAAAACGTGTCAAGCAGGCGGTCGAGCGTAAAAAGGCGGTAACAGAAACAATGGATGAAGCGTGGCAACGTATCTTCGCAATGAAAAACTCGGAAACGGATAGGCAGCGTTTAACCGAGGTAAAGGCGGCAGTGGCGTCGGGTGTGATAGGCAGACACCCGGCGGACGTTGGTCGTCGGTTTAGCAAAGCGGAGGCGTTGCGGCTGTGGCGTGAATTGCAGGACAAGCAACGCGAGGAAACATTGCGCCGAATGGTCGAGCAAACGCCGCCGAACTATTGGCTGATTACGGACGAGAGAAAGCTTGACGAATTGCTACGGTTACTTGACGGCGAGGACGAAATCGTGTTCGACGTTGAAACGACAGGCACGGACGTTTGGAAAGACCGCATTGTCGGGCATGTCATTACCGCAGTCAAAGCCGACATTCATGCATATATTCCGACGAGACACAAAACGGATCATCCGCAACTTCCGAATGACTACGTTGTTCAGCGGTTAAAGCCATATTACGAGAATGAGTCGCTTGGCAAACTTGCCCATAACGCGAAATTTGATATACACATGCTGGCACGTGAGGGCGTTGATCTGCGCGGCTTAACATGGGACACGCAAGAGGCGATGAAAATTTTGAACGAAAATGAACCATCATTCGCTTTGAAGCGCCTAGTCACGAAATACCTTGGCATTCAGTCCTATACGTACGGTGACTTGTTCGGAAAAACCAGCTTTGGCGATGTTAGTGACTTACGATTGGCACTTGCGTACGCGGCAAAAGACGGCGACGTCACGCGGAAACTTCGCGACTTTCAACGCAACCATTTGCGGCGATTTCCCGAAATGCTTGCGTATTATGAATCCGTCGAAGTTCCGCTAATAAAAACGATAGTCCATATGGAGTCGACCGGCTACGACATTGACACTGAATACGCGGCGCGCTATGGCAATAGGCTAAAAGTGGAAATCGACCAGTTGCATAAGCAATTAACCGACGTACTTGGCGACATTAATATCGACAGTCCGCTGCAATTAAAGCCGGCGTTGAGCCGAGCCATTGGCGAGCGACTCGAATCTACTGACGCTAAAAAGGTATTAAAACCGTTGGCGCATAAGTATCCGATTGTTCAAACGCTACTTGACTATAAAGCGAAGGTCAAACTTTACTCGACGTACATCAACGTATTGCCTGACTTAATTGACGAGCGTACTGGAAAATTGCACGCCAATTTTAACGGCAACGGCGCCAAGACAGGGAGAATGTCAAGCGGCGGTGACGGTGGCGACGGTGGATCGGTCAATTTGCAGAACCAGCCGAAAGACGCCCGCAAGCTATTCGTTGCGCCGCCGGGCTACGTAATCATTGGCGCTGACTGGTCACAACAAGAGTACCGGTGTTTAGCGTATTTGACCGGTGAGCCGTTGCTGGTTAACGCCTATCGCGAAGGTAAAGACGTTTACTCGTTCATGGCGTCGCGTATTTTCGGTGTGCCATATGAGGAGTGCGGCGACGGCACGGACTACCGGAAAAAGGCAAAGGTTGGCTTGCTAGCAACCGTCTACGGCACGTCAAAATATACACTCGCGCTACAATTAGGCGTTAGTGTTGACGAGGCGGACAAGTTTTTAAAAGACTTATTCGCGTCCATGCCGGTTGTTGTGAAATGGATTGAAGGAAATAAGCGATTTGTTCGAAAAAACGGCTACGTTTGGATGGATAAAAAGCAACGCAAACGACGTTTGCCGGACGCAAAGAATCCGCAGGCGGAACGTTGGCAACGAAGCCGTGCCGAACGACAAGCGACAAACGCCATTGTTCAAGGCAGTGCTGCGATTCAAACAAAAGTGTCGATGAACGCAATTTACCGTTGGTGCATGGAGAAACAAGCGCAAGGGCGCGACTTTAAAATGTGGTGTGTCGTCCACGACGAGTCGCTTATATTGGCGCCCGATGACGTAACACGCGAAGAAGTGCAAGAATATGAACGATTAATGCTTGAGTCATATAAATTCGGTGATATACCCCTAAAAACCGATGTTGAAATGATGTATCGGTGGGGGCAATCGGTAACGGTCGACGAGTGGTTTCGCGGAATCAGACCGGAAAAATAAGGAGGCTAAGGTGTGCGAAAAGATATAATGGTCGACATTGAGACGCTTGGAAATAAAATCGATTCAACGATTATTCAGATTTCCGCCGTATCGTTCAATTTACAAACCGGATCAATCTACGAAACTTTCAACGAAGTGGCAGACATTTCAAAAAATGAATCCGAAATCAGCGTAACCGGCAGTACGTTGCAGTGGTGGGTAAACACAAATACCGAATTGTTCGCGAAACTATTAACGGGCGGTATGTGTTCTAGCGAAGATGTATTACGTCATTTTCATCGGTGGTTATCGGGTGAAATCAGTAGTGCAAAATACGTCTATTTGTGGGGCAACGGTATTCTATTTGATAACGCAATGATTCGCCAACAATTCGAAAGTATCGGTTTAGATTATCCGATATTTTACCGAAATGACCGCGACGTTAGAACAATTTTAGAATTGGCGTCTATTAAACTAGGAAAATCAGAGAAAGAATTGCGCGAAGAAGTTTACGATAATGAACTCGTAGCACATGACGCATTTAACGACGTTGCTAACCAAGTGAAGTTAGTGTCTTTCTGTTATAACGTACTGACCGAATACGCTGACTGCCGGTAGGGATGAAGAATTGCTGGCGATACGAACAATATAACTAAAGGGGCGATCATTTGATTAATGAAATTGCGCAAGAATTCACGGACTTTTTGAACGAATGGCACTCGTACCCGGAACCGTACGACGACAAATTGGACGCATGGCTTTATGGAGAATACGCCAAAGCGAAAGCCAAGCGGAATTTTATCGACTGGAAGTCGGTATACTTCTCGCCGTCAAGCGCCAACAAGGACGACCGCGAATTGTACGTCAAAGCGTTAAAGATGCCGAAGGACACCGACGAAGTCAAGCCGTGGCAACGGCGCTGGACAGCACAGGGCACCGCAGTTGGCGACTGGCTGCAACGTGAAATATTATTGGCGGAAAAACATTTCGAACGTTACACGCTTGAAAAACCGCCGTTAGTGATGGCGCGCACAGCCGGCGGGCAACCGTTTTTCGAGGACTTCGTTCATGGGCAGTTCAAGTTCGAGCACGACGGTCAGCAGTTTTCGATTATTGGCACTTGCGACGGCGTGTTGATTCACCGACCGACTGGCAAGCGTATTGGGTTGGAAATCAAATCGAAGCAAACGTCATACAGCGAAACGAGTGAATCACGCATGAAAGCGCCGAAGGACGACCATATCGCGCAAGTGACGTGCTACTCGCTTATGTACGATTTAGACGCTTACTTGATTGTCTACGTCAACACGTCCAAAAAGGCGTGGTTTATGACGGACGACGAGTTCGCCAAGTCGCCGGACTTTCGCGTGTTCGGCGTTGACGTGACCGAAGAAATGAAACGGCAGGTACTTGACAAGTTCGCAGGCGTTGCACGGGCAGTGCGTGAGCAAACGCCGCCAAAGCTAAACCTTGACAAATTTCGATTTAATAATTTCAAACGGTCGTGTGCGTTGTCGTTAACGGACGACGAATTTAACGAAATTAAAGACGAAGTGAAGCGCGTCATGAGGTCAGGCTTGCCGAACTGGAAAAAAGAGGCTTACTACGAAGCGTTCGAGTTTATCCGCGACGTGCGTGAACAGGAGGCGAGTTGATGGCTTTTAAAGGCGAAATAAAACGCACAGCACTGGTTTCGCAAGACGACGCAAAAAGTTTTTACCGCGGACTTAATGACAAAATTAGCGAATTTGGGGACTTGTACGTTGAAGTTCATTATCAAACGACCATGCAACAGGACGGTAGGGCGCTATTTTCCGCATTATTAATTGGAAGGGCGCGGCACGATGACTAAAATTCTAGCGTTCGATACATCCATGTCGTGCCCCGGTGTTGCTGTCGTCGAAGTCACGCGTGGCAAACCAATCGTTGTCGCCGTGTCGCACGTCGTGACTGACAGCAAGCAACCGCATGGACTTCGCGCCGAAATCGTCGAGGCATGGGCGACTCTATTCATCGCAAAGCATGGCGCCAAGTTCGATACGATTGTTCGCGAGGATTTTCAGGGGCGGTCAAGTCGGCAAAATCATCCTGTCTTTAGTGCATGGGGCGCAATTGACCAAGCGCTAAACAAGTTTGGCTTGGTGTTTACCTCGCCGGCAATTTCCCAGTCGGACGTCAAGAAAACGGTAGTTGGCAAGGGGAAAGCGGAAAAGGACGAAGTTGCCGCGGCGGTGCGCAGGCTGACCGGTTACAAAGGAGAGTTCGCGACCGACGACGAATCGGACGCAGTCGCCATTGCACTTGCTTGGGCAATTAAAAACGGGCTAATAAAACGGGAGGGTTGAATGCCTTGAAGGTGCTAAATGGAATACTTGCCTTATACTGGTTTCTACTATTTGTCGGTTATTGCTACGGCTATGAAGTAGGGCGGTTTACAATCGGCGGTTCGCTGTTAATAACGGCACTACTTTTCGTTATGCTTACATTTGATTCGGAGGTGTAAACGGATTGCAACTATTTTTCTTGATGATTGGATTCGCACTACTTGGCGGGCTGTCCATGTTAGTAACGCTTGGTGTCCTCGCCATCATCAGCACAGCGTCGACGCCAGTTGTCGTATTAGTTAGCGTGATATGTACGTTCGTGGTGACGTATGTTATCGCGTCCGTGGCGGAGACAAAGCGATGAGTACGCGACTTGTCGAGCGCAACCTTCGCCATATGCTCGCCGATTTGGAGCGCCAGCTTGCCGAAAATAGCGAGGACATTTGGCAATTAAATGACCGAATAGAGAGCTTATATCGCGAGCGTGTGCGAATATATGATGGCATGGTCGCAATTGAAAACGAATTGAAACGATTGGAGGGCGAGGATTGAATAAGATACAATTGCTAACTGATGATTTCATCGCAAAATATCCGGATTTTCCGGCACATATGAACGAGTTGGGCAAGTTCGTATATTACCGCACGTACTCGCGGTACTTGCCGGAGAAAAAGCGACGTGAAACGTGGAAGGAAACCTGCCGACGTGCAACGGAATACAATGTCGGCTTGGCAGTAAAGCACCTTGAAAAAATCGGGTATACGGTTGACTACGAAAAATACAGGAAAGAAGCCGAGGAATTCTTCGACAGTATGTTTAATTTACGTCAATTCCTTAGTGGTAGAACGCTTTGGGTAGGCGGCGCTGATGGCGGAGTTGCCGAGAAATATCCACTTTCTAATTTCAATTGCAGCTACGTATCTATTCGCAGTTGGGACGACTTGGGCGACCTATTTTACTTGCTGCTCGTCGGTAGACTTTTAAGGTTGTGCCGACGTTAAACCCGGTGAACCTCGCCAGAGGGTGTCGCAATTATTAGCGGCTAACGGTGGAGGCTAAGGCTTAAAGCTATGCTAATACCGTGCCAAGTGTCAATGAGCGCCTTTGCGTGAGAGGAGGGCGTTAATATGGAAGTTTGGAAACCTGTAAGAAATTACGAAGAAAACTACGAAGTTAGCAATCTAGGACGCGTGAGAAGTAAGGATAGGTATACTCCGACTTGGAACGGGCGGGTTTTCAAGAAAGGCGTGTTAAAGACGTTGAAAGAAGATAAGGACGGGTATTTCAAGGTGTGGCTATCGAAAAACAGTAAGAAAAAGCCGTTCTTTGTACACCGATTAGTAGCAGAAGCATTTATAGATAACCCGGATAATTTGCCGGTAGTGAATCATATAGATGGCGACAAGAAAAATAACCGTGTTGAAAATCTCGAATGGTGTACGCGATCTCAAAACGACAAACACGCTTTTAAGCTAGGCATTAGAAAACCCACGGATGGGGGTACTAGTAAACGCGTTCTTAGAATGAGCCCGAAGGATGGCAGTGTAAAAATATACGAATCAATTAGCGCAGCAGCGAGAGATTTAGGAGTATCTGTCCAGTCAATATCGATGTGTGCTAACGGGCATACGAAAACAGCTAACGGATTTCATTGGGTGCTTATTGACAAAGGTGTAACGACTAACCGAAAGGAGTAGGACGTGAGATAGGCACACGTCCGAAGCGCCGGGCGGTCAAATGACCGAAGATATAGTCTAGTCCGTCGGGAAACCGGCGGGGAACTGACAGGAGTAGGATTTAAATCGACGAAAAAAGACGCAGCAAATATGGCGCCGATTCGCACGAATGTAAAAATCGTCCATGAGCCGTATGTTCAACGCTATCCAATCGTTAAGCAGCCGGACACGCAGTATTTCGATATTCAAAACGAAGAAGGGCGTAAAGTCGTTATACATGTCGGAGATTCGAAAGAAGGATGGGTGGAGGCATTACGCTTATTCTTCCGAGTTTTAACTACACGAGAGTTTGAGGACGTCAATCAAATCGGAATATTCTACGATTATATTCGTCCAAAAGGCGCTAGATTACACACATTCGGCGGCACTGCGTCAGGTCCGGAGCCACTTCGCGAAATGTTCGAAGGAATCGAAAAGGTATTGCGGAATGAATTAGATCCGTCACTTGAGCCGCTAGAGGACGTTGGCGACGGTTATAAACGCGTAAGACCGATTCACATTCTCGACATCGGAAACTTAATCGGAAATAACGTTGTCGTCGGTGGTAAAACTTATGCCTCCGACGTAAATAAAAATCCCTCTTTATCGGTAGAAATCTAAACGCGTAATGGCGTAGACAATACCGAGCGAAGCTAGTTCAAATGATTGAATTAGAACGTGTAACGACTAGCCGAGAGGCGTAGGGTGCAAGCGATTGGCGCTCGAAACGGGGGACTTAGAAGATATAGTCTGATCTGCATAGAGATATGCAGCTGCGCGTAATGGCGCGGGCGGTACGTAGCGAATACCGCTGAACAATAATGGTAAGAAGAACGGCGGAAATATTCTTATTTGACGCGGACGACTACGAGTCGATGTTCGCGAAATATGGTATTAACGGAATTTGGGACGAAACAAAACACCGCGCCGTTATTGAAAAAGCCCGCGAAAATAACCTTGGCCGAATTGCCGATTGGCTCGAAGGTTTACCGTTGAATGACCCGAATGTACGTCCACTACATCACCGAAGAATGTCAAACAATTCGATTGCATTCGAAACAAAGCCGTCGCGCAAATTAATCGACCTTGTATTTACGATAATGCAGGCGGAAGGCGAGCCGGGATTAATTAATTTGGAAGAAGCGAAACGGCGCCGGCCCAATGCGGAAGGCATTAACCCATGTGCCGAAATTTTGCTCGACAGTTACGGTGTATGTAACTTGACGACCGTTAACCTCGTTCAGTTCGTAAAACAAAAGGAAAATGGCGAATATTATCTTGATTTACAGGCGCTAGGGAAAGCGCAAAAAGCGTCAGCACGGGCAGGCCTTCGCATGACTTTGGCTGAATTAGAACTACCTCATTGGAACGCCGTTCAACAACGTGATAGATTACTAGGAACGTCGTTGACTGGGGTTAAGGACGCAATGGCACTCATTGGATATAACGAACATCAAGAGGCGTTACTATTGGAACAATTGCACAGAGCGGCTAGACAGGAAGCCGACCGTTATGCGAAGGAATTACGCGTAAGTGCGCCACTATTAGTCACGACTGTCAAGCCCGAAGGAACTATTTCGCAAGTTGCCGGCGGAGTATCAAGCGGTCTACATTACTCACATGCACCATACTACATTCGCCGTATCCGTATTAATGCCAATGATCCGTTAGCAAAAGCAGTACAGGCGATTGGTTGGTCAGTTCATGCGGAAGTTGGTACGGAAGGCAAACTCGACCCTGCCGAACTAGCCAAGCCGGAATTAATCGCAAAAGCAAGGACGCTTGTCATTGATTTTCCGGTCGCAAGTGGCGNGAATAAAACAAAGGACGACGTATTTGTCGAAGAGCAATTCGACACATACTTCAAGTTCCAATGGTACTATACCGAACATAATTCGTCCAATACGATTCACGTTCGCCCGGACGAGTGGAAACAAGTTGCCGACATTGTTTATGAAAAATGGGACGAATTTGTAGGTGTATCGTTTCTTGCCTATGACGGCGGTTCATATACGCTTGCGCCTTATGAGGCAATCACTGCGGAACAATACGAGCATATGGCGTCAACAATGGAGAGATTTGACCCGTCGATTCTTGAACAATATGAAACTGGCGATGACTTCGACCTCGAAGGCATGGACGGGTGCGAAGGCGGCGTATGTCCGATTCGATGACCCGCCGCCACAATCTCGAACGATATTATAAGTAGAAGGGTGGCAACGATATGGCACGAATTAGAAACGGACAATTACGGCGCGATTTCAAGCGGTTGTTGGCGATTATCGCCGATAGCCGCGAGCCGGACTATGTAGAAGTAGAGCGCATTGCCAAGCGGCACGGGCTTTACTATGACGAAAAAGGCGAGGTAAAGGAGGAACGCAAATGAGCGATTTAAGCGTAAAAATCAAGCGTCTACACCCCGACGCAGTCATTCCGCAATATGCCCATGAAGGCGATGCCGGGTTCGACTTAGTCGCGGTAGCCGACGTCATTATCGAGCCGGGCGAAACGGCACTAATACCGACGGGCATTGCGGTCGAACTTCCGCCAGGTTACGAATTGCAAGTTCGACCACGTAGCGGAATCACCTTGCGCACAAAGTTACGAGTACAGCTAGGCACGGTCGATTCAAACTATCGCGGAGAGGTCGGTGTGATTGTCGATAATACCGACGAATATATTGCGGACGCACGATACGAAATAAAAACAATAAATGACACTAACACTAAAACGGATTGGCCGCGATTAGTTGGTTCGTACATCATTCGTAAAGGCGACCGCATAGCCCAAGGAGTTATCGCACCAGTAGCTGCGGCAAACTTCGTTGAAGTGGACAAATTAAGTGACACAACACGCGGCAAAGGCGGATTCGGCTCGACTGGAGTGATTCCATCGGTTACTTAACGCAAACCATTCTCATGACAGCGATTATTACGCCGCCAACATATATTGAATTGCCCGCGCCAGCACCGCCATTCATCGTCGGCGAGCCGTTAGCACCAACATGGCAGGAATTCGAACTTACCGCCTATACGTCCGGATACGAATCAACGCAGAAAAACCCGGGCGAAGCAGGCTATGGCATTACGGCGAGTGGCGAGCAGGCGCAAGAAGGCGTGACGGTCGCATGTCCGCCAAGCATGACGTTTGGCACAGTCATTGAAATAGATGGCTTGGGCGAGCGAATATGCCAAGACCGAGGCGGTGCTATTACAGAAGGGCATATTGACGTGTATATGGACGAATTAGAGGACGCAATTGAGTTCGGAAGGCAAAAGCGAAATATACGAATAGTGGGGGAGAGTGATTGAATGGACGGTTTAAAATTCCGCGTTGGCGCCGTTGATTATATCGTTAGTGAAGTCAAGGGCTTGCACGACCGCGGTCAGGAATTGCTCGGTTGGGTAACGTACCATGATACGACGATTCGCATTGAATCAGATTTGAGCGTTGACCGTAAGAAAAACGTACTCGTTCACGAGTTGGTTCATGCGATACTCTACGAGGCAGGTTACGACGAGCAGGACGAGGAATTAGTAACGCGGTTGGGCAACGTGATGACGCAGGTATTACGCGACAACGATTTCGAATTTATAAAGGAGGAGTCGAAATGATGTACGTACTTATAAACGAAAACGGCGTATCGCGTGAGTATCATCAAGTTGAACGGAAAGCAAAAGCCGGAGACTACATCGTGTTTACACACGACAACCTTGATATAACTGCGAACAGACCATACAAAGTTGAGTACGCTAGTAGCGAAGATGTGGAATTCATCGACGACGACAACGAAGAGCGCATTTGGCATAGCCCTAGCGCTGATTACAACGTATTTATGCCGACCGATTTCGTCCACATCGACGGCGAGCGTTACCGCATGGTCGACCGCAAAGCAAAAGTTGGCGATAAGGTTATCATCGTTAAGGCCGATAGAACATTCGGAAAGTACGAAAATGGCTCGGTAATATTCGTGGAAGATGTGGATGAACTCGGAATATATAACGATAGTGTGAAAAAAGCGGATTTGAATAACGAAGGTCTTATCGCGCATAGAGAGTATCACGTACTTGAGCCGGTTGAACGGGTTGATCCCGTGCTTTCAACATCGGACTTAATCGCCAACCTAGCGAAACGGGTCGTCGAACTCGAGCAGCGACTAAGCGACATAAACGCCGACGTAAGCGAAGTTAACGAGAGAATCGACCGACTTGCGTATACGTGCGAACAGTCGACCATTAGTATAGCGCGCGATGTGGAGCGAATTGACGCGGACGTGGAACGATTGAAACAACCGTCTACTGTCACGATTGACGCGTCTGTTTTAGCGAAACTAATTGCAAAGGCGGTGGGCGAATGAGTATTATCAAAATCGCACTTACCGGAAAAATGCGGTCAGGCAAGGACACAGTCGCCTTACACTTGGCTTTCGAACATGGATTCGAGTATCCCATCGCGTTCGGTGACAAATTAAAGCGGACTTTCCACGAGTTGTTTCCGTGGGTGTCCGCCCAAAGCAAGCCACGCGAAGGTTATCAGCGCTTTGGGCAACTGATTCGCGAAGAATTCGACGAAAATGTCTGGGTCAAGCACCTTGCGGAAACGGTCGAATTTCTCGAAGATAGCCGGAAAACACGCGGAATTGTAATAACTGACCTGCGCCAACCGAACGAGTACGAATGGTGCCGCGCCAATGGCTTTATTATCGTTCGGGTAACGGCGCCGGACGAACTGCGCATAGCACGGGCAAAGGCGGCAGGTGACGTATTTGCAGAAGAGGACTTGGCGCATGACACCGAGTCACATGTCGATAAGTACAAGGTAGATTACGAGATTCATAACGATGGGACAATTGCGGATTTAGATACGAAAGTTGATGAGATGATGGCAGAAATCGGAGGGTAAGCGTAAGCGCAAATGTTGAACGTGGAATGCGTAAGCGGAATGAAATAGGCAATCATTCCGCGCTCTCAACTAACTCAAACGCATACCAGCGCGTCCCACCTTCGTCGACCGGTCCGACATATTCAAACGCAAGCGGCGCGCTGTCAATTTCAAGCGCCAATTTGTCTGCAATGCTACGCCCAAGTTTCTGCACATAACCGCGCTCATTGATTTGTGCGGGCGTTGCGTTCGGCACTTTCGCCAGCTCTTGGCGTGCCAATCCAATGCGCTTTAAGTCAACGTCGACGCTAACCACGACCTGCTGGAACGGTTGCCACTTCAACTCGTGCATGGCCGCACGGGTGATTCGTAAGCGATAGTATTTGTCAATAGTGATGGTCGGCAAAGTTGTTCCAGCGATTTTAATCGGTTCAAACGGCATAAAAACACGCTCCAATCGTAGTATATACGATTAGTATACGCGATTATTGGTGGCTTTGCAACACATACCGCACGGCAAGCGCATATTGGTAGATTTCTTCGGTGGTTTCACCACGCGGAAACGATTCGAGATATTCGATGTAGTGGTCGATTGCACAGCGCAAAACGGCGAGTTCTTCGCCAGATTCAATATTAAGTTTCACTGTGACGCACTCCTTTACTATTTACGCTGTCTACATTATACGCGATTATAGGCGACATGTCAACGAAAATCAAACGGAAGGGTGACGATATGGGAAAAGCAGATCGCAAACGATGGGAAGGCAACGTTAAGTCGATGGAAATTATTGCAAAGCCGCGCGAACAAATAACGGAAGCAGACGTCGAGTTTCTTCGGCAGAATTATACATCAGCAGGCGGCTTATTACCGAATGCCTTTAGTGGAGGTGCTTTCTTTACGCCGACACACGTAGCGAAATTTATATGGCAGGTATTGACGCCACGACTGCCGGCCAAAGCGAAGGTTTTAGAGCCGTCAGCTGGCTCCGGCGTGTTTCTTGAACACGCGCCAAACGACGCGAACATAACCGCACTGGAACTCGATCCGACAAGCGCAAAGGTAACGTCGATACTTTATCCAAACGCCGAAGTTATCGAAGGGAATGCACTTGACCACGGTCGGCGCGACTATTACGACGTTGTAATCGGAAACCCACCGTATGGCATAAGCGTTGAATTCGACGATACTGGCGAAGAGTGGGTGTCGCTAGGCAAGGCGAAGAAGGGCAAACGAAAAGGCAAGTCGGAAGTGGCATTTATTGAACTCGCAATCAAATGTGCTAAGCCTGGCGGCTATATTGCGTTCGTACTTCCGTTAGGACTTGCGTTTGGCAATTATGCCGGCAAACTTCGCAAGTATATGCACGAAACATGCTGGCAGGTTGCAACGATTATGCTTCCTCCTGAAACATTCGCGCACGTGGGTACATCGGTAGCGACGCAGATTCTAATACTTCGCAAAGCAACGCCAAACGCTCGCATGATACCGGCAGTCGAGCGCAAATGGGGCAGTAACTTCCGCAGGTCAGACTATGCCGACATAACACAATGGGGCGCGCATTTTCTTGAGGGACAACCGCCGGCATATTTCGCCGTTGTGACCGACATCGGCTATGACAAGGATGGCAATTCAACGGACAAGTGGGGCGACGGACTAACGCAACTTGACGAGTTGGCGGACGACTTTACTGATTCGTTGGTTCGTGAAAACTTATACCCACATTTGCCAAGCTGGCACGGCGTTGACAAAGGAAACGAGGCTTTCTTTTTTATGCACGGCAACAATACTTGCGACGGCTATCGCGACGCTAGTTATACGGGTGGTGACGGGCCATACCGGTGGAATGAACTGACACTTGGCGCAGGGCGTGAAGTCGAGTGGAAGCGCGCCGATGGCACAACGGTAGAACGATCGACGTATGACTTCGGTTGGCAGGACGAGATTGTGGCGGAATGGCAAGCCACGAAGGAGGCGGAAACAGTATGACAGAAGATTAGCGAAAGAGGATGCGCTTGAAATTACGATGCTGGGAGGCGATGGAATGAGCGATAAACAGTTACTTGGCTCGCTTGAGATTAATCGTATTTACCAAATGGATTGTCTTGAAGGATTTAGTCGAATGAGTGACGGAAGCGTTAGCTTGGCGGTCACTTCACCGCCATATTATAACGCCCGAGATTATTCGCATTGGAATAGTTTCGAGGAATACATGCGCGATATGCGGTCGATATTTGCGGAGACTTTCCGGGTTTTACAGAATCATAGATACGCCGTGATAAACGTAGGGGATGTGACGGCACAAGTCGGCAAAGCAAAGTGGGCGGTGAAAAAATTACCTCTCGGCGCTTATTTCACCGTGATGATGGAGGAAATCGGCTTTCAATTTGTAGACGACTACATTTGGGATAAAGGCGAGCCACAAAGCAAGCGCCACCTCGGAAACCCGCCTTTTCCTTTCTATCAATACCCAGTTAATTGCTACGAACACATTCTCGTTTTCGTTAAACACGTTAAAGAAACGGAAAAAATCCCATGCCCGGTCTGTAATGAAACGATTACTCAATCGAACAGTCAAACCGGTATTGGAATTCAGTCGTGGGAATGTAAAAACCCGAAATGCTCCGAAAAATCAAAATCGGGACGCGGTAAACGATTCAGCAAACGGAGCGTAATGATGCAAAGCTACCAAACTGAAGAAAACCGCATTGATGACGGGTTTATCAAAAAATGGCGACGCGACATCGTACGCTTTAACCCAGTCATCAAAATCAACAGCAAAGGCGAGAACACCATCGGACACCCAGCACCTTTTCCCGAAGACATTCCCGAAATGGCAATACGTTACTTTTCCGGTGTTGGCGACGTTGTTCTCGATATGTTCGCCGGAAGTGGTACAACGTGCCGAGTTGCGAAAAGGCTTGGCCGCAACTATATCGGATTCGAGCGTGAACCAGAATACGTCCGAATCGCCAACCAGCGCCTCGAAAACGTGTACGACGAAATAGCCGGGCGAAAATTGACGATTGAAACGGAAAGGGAGCGATAGGATGGCGAAAAAATACATGGTTTTAAAAGGCGACTGTCTCGATCGATTGAAAGAGTTACCAGACAATAGCATAGATAGCGTCGTAACAGACCCGCCATACGGCTTATCAAAAGAACCGGACATCGTCGAAGTGCTGACTAAATGGATGAACGGTGAGCCTTACGATCACGGGCACGGCGGTTTCATGGGCAAGCGCTGGGATTCTTTCGTACCACACCCGGACATTTGGCGCGAAGTGCATCGAATGTTAAAGCCGGGCGGTCATGCGCTTGTGTTTGCCGGCACACGAACGCAAGATTTAATGACGATTGCGCTAAGGCTTGCGGGGTTTGAGGTGCGCGACGTCATCGAGTGGCTTTACTTTAGCGGGTTTCCGAAGTCGATGGACGTAAGCAAGGCGTTTGATAAGCGAGCGGACGCGGGGCGTGAGAAAATTGGCGAATACACGATTAGAGGAACCGTGGATATTCAAGGCGGAAATTATAACAGCGGAAAAACTGCGATAAAAACGCTAAATATAACCGCCCCAGCAACTGAACTCGCGAAGAAATGGGACGGTTGGGGCACGGCACTAAAACCAGCACATGAACCGATTATTGTCGCCCGCAAGCCGTTAGAATGTACGGTATGCGACAACGTAGAGCGCTGGGGCACGGGCGCGATTAATATTGACGATTGCCGGATTGGAAGCGATGAAATGAAATGGAAGCCTAGAGGTCAAAGTGTGACTTATGCAAAAACGACTTACGACGCTTCAAGGCAGGGCGAATTAAATATAGGTCGATTCCCGGCTAACATCGTTTCAACCGAATCGGAAGATGACGGCGCTTTTTGGGCAAAATATGCGACGGTTACGCCGAAAGAAATTTCGAAGAAGGCGTTCAAAAAAGACCGTAATAGCGATTGGCGCGGAAATCCTATTGACTTAGAAGAAAAAACTACAGACGATGGTCAGAAAAAACCGATTGACAATCCGTTTTTAAGAGGCGAAACAAAACGCGTCAACTCACACCCAACCGTTAAACCGACCGATCTCATGGCGTGGCTTGTTCGCTTAGTTACTCCGCCTGGCGGCACCATACTTGATCCATTTGCAGGCAGCGGAAGTACGTTAGTAGCGGCCAAGCGCGAAGGTTTTGGATTTATCGGAATTGAACGCGAGCCGGAGTACGTTGAAATTATCGAAGCGCGAACAGGAGAGGTTGCACAATGATAAAGACAACGACTAAAAGACCGACCTAATGGCGCAACAATTAACGTTAAATTACGCGAAAGGGGACGATTACTTGACGCAAGAAGCGGCTTTGGGAAGTCTCGAATTAAACCGTATTTATCAGATGGATTGCGTTGAGGGGATGCAATTGTTGCCTGATGATAGCGTCGACCTTATCGTGATTGACCCGCCGTACAATATCGGAAAGGACAAACGCTGGGACAAATGGCGTAGCGTTGATGATTACGTGGCATGGATGACGGAAGTGTTTCGCGAGTGTGAACGTGTATTGAAGCCGAACGGTTCTTTTTACTGGTTTCATAACGATTTTGAGCAGATCGTCGAGTTGCATCGGGCGCTTTGCGAAAATACAACGTTTGTATTTAAACAGTTTATCGTATGGAATAAACGGTTTGAAGGCGCAAAGTTAAAAGGTTATTTAGATGGGCATATCGCCGTTGGTGGATTACGGAATTATAAACAAATGGCGGAATATTGCTTGTTTTATACGTTTCAGGACGATTATGGAGTGGATAAAGAAGGATTCGGATTTCAGTCACTACGAAACTACTTTCGCGAATTACAAGAGGCGCTCGGTTTAACGAAAAAAGCGATCATCGATAAAATCGGACAGCGCGCCGATCATTGCTTCCGTTGGAACTCAACGCAATGGGATTTGCCTACGCCTGAAACATACGCCGATTTATTAAAACTGCCGCGAAAGGCTGATTTCGAGCCGCGCGAATACGAATCACTTCGTGCGGAATACGAAGACTTACGCTACGTATTCAACAATCAAAAAACGCATCATAGCGTCTGGAATTACGAAGTGGCGCCGAAAATCGGCCATATCACGCCAAAACCCGTTGAACTAATCGAAAATATCATTCGCCATAGTTCAAACGAAGGCGCGATTGTGCTCGATTGCTTCATGGGAAGCGGAACGACAGCCGTCGCAGCCGCCCGAACTAATAGAAAATTCATCGGCTTTGAAACGGAACGCGAATATGTAGAAATTGCTAACAAACGACTTGGCAACGAATTGAAGGCTGGTTGAATGATTAATGTAATCGAAACAACGACGCGTGGCGACCGAAAAGTGGTGAGGTATAACGGAAGCTACCTCGACCATTCGCCGTATGTTGTTAGTCGGATTGTGGACGAGGTTTATAACTACGGAGGGAGACGATTAGATGAAGGACTACAACGCAAAATTATATGAAGATTACACGAAAATAAAACGAAAAGTCGAGCGCGGCATGTTACCGTTAGTAGCCCGCAATCCGGCAATTGGTCGTGCAACGACCGATTACGCGGTGGCACTTGCGGAACATTATCACGCCGACAAAGACGCCGGTAAGAATCCGCCAGTGCCGCTGAAAAATGCCCCCATGCTCGACCGATTTAGCGACCTTGTTATGTGGGAGGAGTTGAAGTGGTCGCACCCCGACAAAATGTCAATCGTCGAATACCCGGTCATGAGCGAAACTCAAAAAGAAGTCCGCAATGAGAAACAGACACTGCGCGACGACATCCTGTACGGCGACAGACGATATACGGGACGTCGAAAGACGCACTTTACCGACGAGGATGGCGCGCTGCAAGTGAGAAATACGCGGATGGCTATTCCGAGCGACGTTGGGAAATATATCGACTTATATGACGCGTTAGAAAACGCAGGCTTGACGGATAGGCAGCGCCAAGTAATTGACCTTGTGTTTTTCGAGAATTTAACGCAAGAGGAAGCAGCGGCGGAAATGGGCGTGAACAAATCGAATGTTAACGCGTATTTGAGCGCAGCATATCGAAAATTACGCGAATATTTGACGAAAGAATAGTAACTTTTGGGTAATTAGTTACCTATATAAACGCCGAAGGGCTCTTCAAGCCGCAGAGGACGGAAAGGTTCCCGTCGCGCTGGCACCTATCGCCAGTTAACAGAGATGAAGGAGTGCCACCCTTCCTGCGGTTTTATGTTTATCCGCCTAGTCGCGGAAAGAGAGACGCAGAGGACGGAACAGGCAGCCGTCGCCCTTGTTGGAGATGTCGGAATGTCGACCGACCTGCGTTTTGTACGAAGGAAGTGAAATATCGTGCTTAAGCACGAAGAAGTCGATTGGGGAACGCCGGTCGGCGATGAGCTAATATAACGACCTAATGGCGCAACTAAACGGTGCGCCGAATATGCAGCGGTTTACTCAAAGTAGACCGCCTACAAACGCTTTGAACGTTGGGCGCGATAATCAACGTTCGTTACATAGCGTCCGGTTTGGGCGCTTTTATTTATTTTAAATTCAACGAAAATCTAATGAAATAGGAGGAAATTTAATGGTACTAGATTTATTATATTGTCCTTATTGCGAAATTGAGCATGTACCGTCAAAAACAGTAGATAATCAAGGTAATGTTGTTGGATTATTTTGCGATTGTGCAAGACTTTTGATTCGTGTAAATACTCCGTATTGGAATGGCGAAAGTATTCTTCCGCAATTAAATCGTTTCTTAAAAGCTAGTGTTCACTTGAACTCGCTAAAGAACATGGATAATGACGCCATACGCCGTCTTTCGAAAAAGATGGCTTATTTATTTTTGCAAACAAAATACGGTAAAGAACGAAAAATAAATTACGCATTTGTTGAGTATCATGCCCGCGACATTATTTATAAACTGCAAGAAAGCGTGGTAAGCGCCAATGAGTAGTTTACGTGTTATAGACATCGAAACAGGCGAAGATAGGTCGAGCGAATACACGTTAAGACATCGCAATCAAGACAATGCTTATCGTAAATTAAAGGAAAAACGCGGTAGGCAATCGGACTTTACCGCCTCGAACATGCGAAATCTACACGAAGTTTATTCCGTACTGACAACGGCTCAGTGCGGTTATTTAATGCGTTTACAATGCAACGTCAGTTATGACGGAGGAACGCTAATTAATTCCGATAAATCGCCGATGACTACGGCCGATATGATGAATGCGTTGCAACTTACGAAAAAGCGCTCAACGTTCTACGACTTTTTGGACGCGTGCATTGAACACGGAATTATCATCGAAAGCGACGGCGCATATTCGGTTAATCAGCGCTACCATTTCCGCGGTGCATTTAACGGCGAGTCCGTCGTGAAGGCGTACACTACGAAAATTAAGCAAGTCTACCGCGAAGTAAAAGCGACCGACATCGGACTTATCTATCGTATGTTGCCGTACATTCATCAGGAAACAAACGCGTTATGTGCGAATCCTTACGAACAAGACCCGACAAAGATTCGTTGGTTCAATCGGAAAGAACTGGCGGAAGCGATCGGCGTTAACCCTGCGACACTTAGCCGCCGACTACCGAATATGAAGTTCGGCGATGAGTACGTTGTGGCACGCATTAAACTCGGCAATGAGCCGGAAAGATATACGTTTAACCCTAACGTGTTTTACCGGAAGGATAGCGAGCCGGATAAAACGTTGCAGGCGATGTTTAACGTTACTTCGTCGTAAGAAGTGTGACTTTATTCGGACAAAATCGCAAAAAGTGTGACTTTATTCGGACAGGTTCGAATTCGAGATAAATCAATAGATTGTGATGTTTTTTCTACTTAACGCACTATATATTGTGTTTTTTGTCAAAAACAGTCCAAAATATACTGCGTTTCTAAGTTAAATTATTTCTTAGTCTTTGTTATAAACCTTTGCGCCTTCGACCTTGAAAAACAGGTCTCGGCGCCATCAATCATTACTAATTAATTTTCGCGGAAGGAATTAAAATATTGGTAGCGACGACGAGCCCGAAGGGCGAAGTCGGCGCAAAGGTTTAGGTTTATATAAACGAACGACATTAGCGGGGAATGTGGCTTACGCCCTGACATTCCGCGTTATTATTACGGAGGTGAAACGAGTGGCAAAACGCTTAAGCGAAAAACAAATCGCAGCAATCGAATTATTGGCGCGTCCCAAAATGGACGGTAAGACATACGCACAGATTGCGGAGGAGGTCGGCATTAGTGAGCGTCAATTGCGGAATTGGCGAAATGACGATTATTTTAACGACCAATTGAAGCGGAAAATTGTCGCCAATACTATCGATCGCCTGCCCGAAGTCATGCAAGCAGTGCCCGACATTATTATAAATGAAGGCAACGCGGCAATGCTACGGACATTGTTGCAGGCGCACGGAATGCTGACCGAGAAATTAGAAGTCGATAATAAGGGGAATAATGACGCAGACACTAGCGCAATTAAAGCCGAGATTGAGCGGATGAGAAAGGCGAAAGCGGAAACGAAGGACTCATAACGGACATTATATAAGTAGGGACGCGGAAACGCAGGATTCCGATTATTGCCGAATAGGGTACGATTCACTAGGCAACGGGCGCTTGCGCGTGACCCTGCCAACGTTTTGGCAAAACACGAACAATAACGCCCACAGCCACTGAATCAATCGTGCTTGACGACAAAAGGCGGACAAACCCCGTCAAATCAACGTTTATAGACGTTTTAGTTGACGCTAGTTAACATAACGTAAGTTCCGGGAAGTAGAAAAAAGCGTAAGAAAATCGGAAGAATGACGGTGAATGTTCGGATTTTAAAGGGGCGGGGGAGGTCGAACGGGTTTTCGCCTTTCCAAGCGCTGTTTTAACGCGCGAAATAAAAAATCACTTTGGACTTTAGCGTACTAAAGCACGGAAAGGAGGCGATATACCATCGCATGGATTGACGGTCGCTGGCTCGACCACGACGAACGCGAGGAACTATTCGCAGTCTACGACGAATATTTTCGCGAGATATTCGACATCTACGGCGACGACCCGACGAACTGGCCGCCCGAAGCCCGCGACCGATTTCCGATTTACAGCCGGCTGGAACGTGTGCGCCGTTGTGAAGGGGACTTGCTCGAATTTTCTCTGGAGTATTTCAGTGAAGCACGTAACCCCGGTAACGACGGCAACTGGGAGGGGTTCGACATTGTTGACGCCGACCAAGCGGCGGACTTTCACAAGGAAATCGCGGAAATCATTGACGACGTGTCAACCGTTCACACCAACGACAAAGTTGCGGTTGCCGCGCCGCGGTCACACGCCAAGTCGACATACTTGTCGAAAGCGTCGCCCATCCGTGAGGTCGTCTACCGTCTCCGCAAATATATCATTATCATTTCGGAAACGCCGACGGTATCGAAGGCGAACATGGAATGGATTCGTAACCAACTGAAATACAACGCCAAACTACGCGCCGACTTTGGACCGTTATTGTCGCCGAAAGACCAAGCGAACATTCGCGACAATGGCGAGGGCTTTATCGCATGGCATCCCGACCCTGACAATCCGGAAGTACGCAAGCAAATAGCGCTTGTTGAAGCGGCGTCGACCGGTCAGGCGTTGCGCGGTCGTAACTGGAACGGGACGCGACCGGATTTAATTATCCTAGACGACCTAGAGGACGCACGCCCGGGTGGTAACGCCAGCACGCCGGAACAGCGGCGAGCGCTGAAAGATTGGTTCGCGCAGACGGTCATGGCGCTCGGCGACCCGAAAGGCAAGCGAACGGCTTTCATATACATGGGAACGACCGTGCATTACGATTCATTACTAATGGACGTGCTTCACCGTCGGTCAGACTTTAAGTCGAAGGTTTACCGCGCGATTATTGAGCAACCAGAACGGCAAGACCTTTGGGATGAATGCCGGCTAATCTACATTGACCGCGAAAACCCGAACCGGCTCGATGACGCTAGGAAATTTTATGAAGCCAACGAGGCGGAAATGTTGCGTGGCGCAAAAGTGTTATGGCCGCAAGTTCAGCCGTTGTGGAAGCTGATGACGTGGAAATGGGACAACGGTTCGAAGGCGTTCAATACCGAGTATCAAAACAATCCAATCGACGAGGAGTCGCAGATTTTCAATCCGGAAACATTTACGTACTGGGACGACGGTGAAAAAACATACGATTTTCACTCAGCCGATTACACGCTGTCAATGGGACTTGACTTCGCCTTTGGTCGAGAACGCGGTGACTATTCGGCGTTGCATGTAGTCGCTAGACATAAGGAAACTGGCGTTATATACGTCGTTGATTCATATATCGAGCGATTGCCCATCGACGCTTATTTCGAGGTTATCGTCGATAAAGTGAAGTACTGGCAACCGGACAATATTGCCGCCGACGCCAACGTGGCACAGGAGTTTATCGCGGCTAAACTGACTGAACGCTTGGATTCGGAAGGTTATCCGGCAACTACTCGACTAAAACAGATAAAAAACCGTACTAAAAAGGCACTGCGGATTGAGTCGATGAAGCCCGACATCGAAAACGGAACAATTCGTTTTAGCCGGCGACATAATATGCTACTCGAACAGTTCGAGCGCTATGGGCAAGGAGAGCATGACGATGGACCGGATAGTCTCAACATGGCAGTCACAACCGTTGTAAAAACGGCAAAACGTAAAGCCGGGTACGCCGGTTCCTATCGCTATTAAGGGGGTGAGCAACATCACAATTGACCGCAATTTTATCAATGAAATTGTTATTGAAAATCCAATGAAAGAAGCGCTAGGCGAAAAGGAGTGGGAGCGCCTAGTCGCCGAAGCAAAACTGTATGACCGGTATTATGGCGCTTATAACGTTTGGACCGACTATTCCAAGCCGCCGGAACTTGATTATGAGCCAACGCAGCTGGCTATCAACCGCCTGCGAAAATTAATTGATACAATCGCGGCGTGGCAGTTTGAGAAAGAGCCGAAAGTCACCGTGCCGCCTGACATTATTGACGACCCCGCATTGATGGCACAACCAAATTACGCGCCAAGCGCCGAACAACAAGCAGAAAACAGCCGTGCCAAAGCGAAAGAACGTTTGTTGCAGTGGGTTTGGGATGACAACCGCATGCACGAAAAATTACTTGCCGCCGCTAAAGACCGAGCAATATCGAAAACAGGCGTTTATGCAAGGCTACACTACGACACACGTCGCGGTGAAATCCGTATTTTTTGGCACCCGTCGACCGAAGTTATCGCGATTCATAACGATTGGGACGTCGACGAGTTAAGCGAGGTTCACTTTATTGCGTATATCGATCCCGACAAAACGCGACTATGGAAACTATCATACTTTCTAATATGGCACGAGGACGCTGGTATATATGACTGCGAGTTGGAAGAGGCGGTATATGACGAAGAATTCAACATCATTGAACAGCGTGTGCCGCGTCAATCAATGGGCCTTGATTTTATTCCGGTTGTGCATGTGCCGACCGACAGACTGTCAGGAGAAGTCGAGGGACAATCGGAACTTGAAAAAATGATACAAGCAAACGACGAAATTGACCGTAAACTAAGCGATTATTCGGACGCCCTACGGTTCGAAATGTTCGCCATAACGCTACTAACCAACGTCGACGAGGACCCGAAAAATCCGCTGAAAATCAGTCCGTCGGCGAAGTGGAACTTAGGCGACGGCGACGAAAACAGAGAGCCAAGCGCCAAAAAGTTGGAAAGTGGCTTTAAATTCCGTGAGACAATCGAAAGCTACCTCGACCGGGTGTATGCAGAGTTACACGAAGTAAGTGAGGTGCCAATTGTAAATACTGCCGATATGCGGACCGGCGGCATTAATGATATGGCATTGCAACTATTATTTTCAGCCATTATTTCAAAAACGCAACGGGCGTGGGTCATTTGGCAATCACGACTGCAAACGTTGAATGAATATATACTTCGATACATGAAGGCGCGGCAAGAACATCCCCGTTTTAAGTATGACAAAGAACTGCTTTCGCAAGTTGACGGCTATTACTACAGCGAAATTATATTCGGCTTACCACTGCCTAAGGACCAACTAGCCTTAGTAAATCAACTTAGCGAAGAAATCGCGTCAAATATGGAATCAATAAAAGGCGCAATTACCCGTAGTGGCAAGGAAAATGCCGAAGCGAAATTGATGGAGATTATTTCTGAACGCAATTTAATGCGGGCAATGAGCGACCCATATAGTGGCGCTGAATAATTTACTGACCGATACGTGAAGTCGTTAAAAGCACCGGAAAAACAAAGCCGACGGGCTAAAAACGGGAGGAATACCATGAAAACAAAAACGTTACAAGATATATTAGAACAACCATTACGTCATAAAATGGATTTACAATTTTTTGCGGAAAATGATGAAGATGAATTACCGGAAGGCGGAAAAACCACGGTTGAGGAACCGGAAAATAACCCGAAAGAACCTAGCGAGAAACTGTTAACACAAGAGGAATTTGAAAAAGCGTTAAAAGCGCGTCTTGAACGTGAGAGGAAAAAATACGCTAATTATGACGAATTAAAGGCAAAATTAGCTGAACTTGAAAGAGCAGAAGAAGAACGGCGAAAAGCCGAAATGACCGAAGCCGAGCGCTTGAAAGCCGAAAAAGAGGAGGCCGAGAAAAAGGCACAAGAGGCGGCGGAACAAGCGAAGAAGGCAAAAGAATCCGCACAGCAACGAATCATCAACACGGAAATTCGGTCGGTTGCTCGCGTACTAAATGCAAACGATCCGAACGATGTACTTGCGCTAATTGACAAGTCGGGCATTGAAGTAGACGACGACGGCAACGTCAAGGGCGTTGATGAAGCGGTCAAAGCATTAAAGGCGGCAAAGCCGTGGATGTTTAAGCAAGCAATCGGTGTGGATGCCGTCGGTGGGGGAAATCCACCGAAAAATCCGAGTGTTGACGAATTGTCGGCGAAAGAGAAGGAACTTGAAGAAGTTAAAAAGCAAGCGGCGCGTAACCCGCGTTTATTAGGTAAAGTTACGCAGTTATATAACGAAATCATAGCGTTAAAACAACGCAAATAAAAACATTAGGGGGAATTTTGAATGCCAGCATTATCTTATGACTTTAAGGATCAGGTACGCCAATTACAGGCGAATGTAGACGTCATTTTAACAAAAGCACCAGTTTTATTCGGGTTAGTTGGGCAAGGTGACGCACTAACACAAACGAAATTCGAGTGGATGAACGATTACTTGAACAGCGATACTGCGGTTGCAGCGTCGGCGGTTGATGCCGTATCAACTACTGTCGCACTAGCGGAAGGAGACGCCCGCAAATTTGCGGTTAACGCGCTAGTACAAAACGGGTTGGAAGTATTACAAGTTACCGCGGTTGACGAAGTAGCTAACACAATTACGGTAACTCGTGGATTTGACGCAACAACTCCGGAAGAAATCGCAGCAGGAGCCGAGTTAAAAATCATTTCTCGTCCGCGTCCAGAAGGTGAGGACACATTCCGCAAAAACGAAGTCAATGACCGTTTGGTGTCATTCAACTATTCGCAAATTTTTAGTCGTTACGCTTCCGTGTCTCGTACACAACAAGCAATTCAAACTTATGGCGTAGAGGACGAGTTAAATTACCAAGTAAACCTTCGCCTGCAAGAAATGATCCGCGAAATGAATAACGCATTAATTTATGGTCGTAAATATGCAGGGTCGCAATCTCAACCTCGGACAACTGGCGGAATTTTTGCATTCGCCGGAGAGCAAGGTTCATTTAACCAAGACTTTGGCGGTGCTGAAATTTCCGCAAAAGGATTGAACGACGCTGTTGAAGCCGTATTTACTCGCGGAGGAACTGTGAACACGATTCTTTGTGCGCCGAACGTTGCCCGACAAATCACAAAACTTGGCGGAGATACTATTAGAACAACTCGTCAAGATAACGCGGTCGGCTATCAAATTCTATCGTTTGTATCAGACTTACCTGGCGGTGCAATTTCCAGCGTTGTTGTCGATTTGAACATGCCAAAAGACCGTGCATTATTGCTTAATGTCGATAACATTAAAACTCGTTATTTAACTCCGACTTATGATGAAGACGCAACACTGCCGGGCGGCGACTATGTAAGTCGTGTTATCCGCGCCGAACTTGGCTTCGAAATCAAGAACGCAAAAGAATCTGTCGCAGTGTTATCTAATATCTCGAAAACAATTGCGTAATTGATGGGGCGTAGTGCCCCTCGAAATCTTTTAAAGGAGTGATTACACAATGGCACTTAGCGACAGAGACGCACAACGAATAAACTTATCCTTTCCGGTTGCCAACGACGTCAAACTTGGCGATATTATAAAGCAACTTGAGGAGGCGACCGGTGAAACTGTAAAAGTTTCTTGGTCGGATGTTACCGGAAAACCCTCGACTTTTACTCCGCCAGCGGCAACAACATCGACAATTGGAGGCGTTAAGAAAGCGGCTCATGTAGACCCTGCGTCAGGAACAGCGGCCGACATTATTAATGCTCTTATTGCGGCAGGTGTTATGGCATAATGGCGAAGTATAAGGCACTGCCAAATTACGAATTAATTCGTCCAGGTATTCATGTACAGTTTAATTCGATGGGCATTTACGAAACAAATAACGAAAAAGAAATTACGGTTTTAGACGGCGCAAAACCGTTTATTCAACGAGTAGATAAGCCAGAACCAAAGCCGGCGACAAAGTCCGCAGCAAAATCGAGCCAAAAACCGAAAAAATAACGGAGGTGACGCCGAGTGTCGGTGTTTGAACGACTGAAAGAACGACTTAAAAACGTACCGGGCGTCACAGACGCCGACATTACGGCGTGGGCTGACGAATCGGTAGCTGAATCAGGTATCTCGGAAGAAGAAAACGATAATGCCGTTCTTTATTTGGCTTTGGCAATCGCGTATGAATCCATTGCCGGAAATGCGGCAAGATTCTTTAAGTATACGGACGGCGAAGAATCGGTCGATAAGACGAATATATTCGCGAACTACACGCAACTAGCGAAAGACGCACGCAAACAATATCGAAAATATCGGCGGGGCAACGGCGCTAGTCAATCGCATGTAGCGAGGGCGGATAGACGATGACTAAGCAGGACGAACTAAACACAATATTCAAACGTATCGCCGGCGAACACGGCAAACTAACCACCAAGCAAATCGAGTTTGCCATTCGCGAAATTGGCCGTATTCGTGGCGATATTGCCGACATGCTTGCCGATTATGCAGGCGCTGACGGCACGATTAAACGGTCGCGACTCATGCGCCTATTGCGTGAGCTGGAAACGGTCGAACAGTACCTGCGCCAGTATGGCACAGACGCGCTGAACGGAATTATCGAAGAATCGGCTGACATCGCCATCGAACAGGTGCGGATAGCGTTTCACAAAGTTCTAAGTGAGTCACTTGATACGGTATCGCTTAACCAAAACGTCATTGATTATGTGGCAACACGGTTTGGCGACGATGGTTTAGTACTGTCCGACCGCATTTGGTCGACGTCGGGCGTAATTCGCGACGCTATTGCAACGCAGTTGCGCTCGGATATAATCAAAGGCGAATCGGTCGGCACAATGGTTCGAAACGTGCGAAAAGTCTATGATAATCAAACGTGGATGATTAAACGGCTAGTCGTGACCGAATCAAATACGGCATATCGGACAGCGAGTTGCATGAGTGTCGAACGTAGCGAAATCGCGGATTGGGTTCGTATTGTCGAACAGGGCAGTCGGCATCCGCGACATAAAGAACACGCTTGTTATAAATTCGCCCACGAAGATAGATACGGAATGGGAAACGGAATTTTCAAGCCGACCGACTCCGAAATTTATTCGCCACACCCGCAATGCAGTTCGTACATTGTACCGGTCTTAAATCCGGAATACTTATAGGAGGTGATTGCCGGAATGTTAACGCAAGCAGATATCGAATTTATCAAGGCTAACCGCGGAGAACTGACCGCCAATCGCACGTCAAAAATCATCGTAAAATATTCGGACGTCACCGAGCGCGATCCGTTCACGGGCGAGCCAATAGGCGAATTAGAAGTTACTCGCCAAGTTGACGCGGTAGTCACCGAAATAAGTACTGGTGTTGACCGTGAAATTAACGGTGGAATTGAGGTCCAAACTGGCGACTTGAATGTTTCTATATCGCTTGAGCAAATCGCCGATATTGCCGATAAAATCACGGCTATTTTGTATGGCAGCAAAAACTATGAAATATTGGCGTTGGATAAAAAAGGAATTGGCGTTGACAATCGCTACGAAATAATTGCGAGGTTAATAAGCTGATGGCGAACTTTAACGTAAAAATAGACGGATTGGGCGACGTGCTAAAAATGTTCGACCAAGTTGGCGGACAGCAAGCGGTGAATGACATAGATAAGATTACGGAAACGTATGCGCGTAAAATGGCGAGCGAATCCGCGGAAATGGCGCCGGTTGATACGGGGGCACTCAAAAACTCGTTGGCGTCGTCGCCGCGACAGGCGACCGAGCCGCACACATGGCAGTGGGGGTCGGACAAAGAGTATGCGACGCGCCAAGAATACGAGCACAAAACGAAAAAAGCATTTGTGCGCAAGGCAATTTGGAATAACGAAAATGATTATGTTGACGCTGTGAAGCGCCGAATAACGAAGGGGTGACGGAATGGCGAATCTATACGACATACAAGCGTCACTCAAAACGTTTTTGGAGCAACAAACGGGTTATACGTGCGTTTGGATTTATGATGGCGTTAAGTTGCCAACAACCAAACCGTTTCTGACAATCGAGGACTTGCAAACGCAACACACCACGCTCGATAAAATGCGCGAGGTTGCCGAGTCAACTTACCGGTTTCAAGTTGGCGTGTATGCGTCGTCGAGTGCGCAAAAAGCGAAGTTGCCCGAGGAAATCAAAAGGGCGCTAACGTTCAACCAAATACCGCTATTAAATACGAGTCAACCCGGATTTCCTGCAGCTGGCTTTTTTGTTGCGGACATTGAACGAATAACTTCGATACCAAACGAAGATTTGGCGCAAAGCACGAACAATCACCGCGTTTATCTCGATGTAACGGTCGAGGTAACGCTCTACAAATAACGAACAAAGGGGCGAATTGAATGGCAATTTTAAAGGGGAAGGACATTGTTTACGCCGTGCGCGTGCCTGACGAGGGCGGCACATCAACCACACTGCGCGTCCTTTATCAGACAAGCGGTGGTCGGTCAAAGGAACGCGACGAAGTTGACGTTAGCACAAAGGATATTAGCGGGAGTGCTTACGGGCTCAAGACGGAAACAATCAGTTTTGAAGGACTTATGTCCGTTGATGACCCGGCACTGCAAGCGTTAGAGGACGCAATTGACAACGCCGAATATCCGGAAATTCTTGAAATCAACGTGAACACTATGAAGGCAAAAGTCGGCAAATATATGATTTCTTCGTTTGAAGTCGAGTATCCGGGCGATGACAACGCAACGTATTCGTTTGAAGCGTCACTTGTCGGCGACACAACCGAGGAAACATTAACGACTGTACCTGCTGGCGCAGACGAAATTTAATTCAGGCGGGCGACTTTGCCCGCTTAATTTATGAAATGGAGGAACTGCGGAATGGCAACATTTGAAATAAACGGAAAAGAGTACGAATTAAAACTGACATTTAAAGCGGTAAGGCACTTGAACGGACTTTACGAAGGTGGTGCATATGCGCTCATTGGCAAGGCAATTATGGGCGACCTTGACGCGTTTGTGAACATCGTTCACGCCGCACTTTTGCATACCGGCGAAAATTTCGCATTAAAAGACATCGAAACAGCAATTGAACAGCTATATGAGGCGGAAAAACTTGACCAAGATTCCGTCACGAAAATTTGCAACGAAGTCGTAGTCAACAGTTTTTTCTACAAGAAAACCGTCGACAAGCTATTGAGGGACAACCCGCAAGCGAAAAAAGCACTCGAAACCCTTATGGCATAACAGACGAATGTGACGTTGCAATTGCGGACGGATGGCGGTATCTCCGTCTCACACCGCATGAGATAGAATCGCTGACACCGCGCGAGTTTGCGATTCTCATGCAAGCGGAGAGTGAACGTCGTTTTGATGAGTATGAATTGATGGCAATTCAAGCGATGTGGAACCGTGCAGCGTATCACGCAAAACGGTTGAAAAAGTCGAACTTGTTCAAGCGACCAAGAGACGATGAGCAAGTCGACCCAAAAACAATCGAAGAACGACGCAAGGAAGTTGACGAAATGAACGACTGGCTTGCGACTTTAACGGTCGAACGGAAGGGGTGAGACGGTGGAAGAAAACATTCTCGTCAAGGTTGGTGCGGATATAAGTGATTTGAGTAGCGGAATGGCAAAGGCAGGTAAAGAGGTTCAAACATTTAGTAGCCGTATGGAAGGCTTTGGCAAAAATATGCGCGACATTGGCGGAGGAATTGCGCTTTCATTTGGTGCAATCGCGACTGGGATCACCGTTCCGTTAAAACAAGCGGTACAGACTTCGGTCGACTTTGATAGTGCCATGCGACGTGCGGCAACGATTGCTGGGGCGACAGAAAAAGAATTTGACGCGTTAAAAAGGACTGCGCTTGACCTCGGAGCAAAAACGACCAAGTCGGCGCAAGAGGTTGCAGTAGCGATGTCGGAGATGGCCGCGAAAGGCTACGATGTGAATCAAATAATTGCGGCTATGCCGGGCGTTATCGCCGCCGCTGAAGCGTCGGGCGAGGACTTAGCGCTGACGGCGGATACCGTATCTAGTGCGATTAATGCATTTGGACTTAAAGCGGAGGATGCTAGTAGGGTGGCGGATATACTGGCGCAGTCAGCTAACGACACCGCTGCCGGCATTGCGGACTTACAATATGCTTTTAAATATGCGGCAGGACCAGCCGCACAGCTAGGGTACTCGATTGAAAGTGTAACAGCGGCAGTCGGGATTATGGTCGACGCAGGACTCGCCGGAGAACAAGCGGGTACATCATTAAGGGCGGCATTATTACGTCTAGTTAAGCCTCCGAAACAAGCAGCGGACGAACTTAATAAATTAGGTGTATCCATCACCGACCAAAACGGAAACATGAGGTCGTTGAGTGATATTATTGGCGACTTAAATAAGAGCATGGACGGCTACACAGACGCACAAAAAGCGTCGGCACTTGCTGCAATTTTTGGTACGGAGGCAGTGTCGGGCATGATGGCGCTCGTTGCCGCTGGTCCCGATAAAATCGACGCCATGACGAAGTCTCTCGAAAATTCGGCTGGCGCGTCAGCGGAAGCGGCTAAAAAGATGATGGGCGGACTTGGCGGAGCCATTGAGCAAATGAACGGTGCGTTTGAAACAATGCGAATTATCATCGGCGACCATTTATCTCCGATTATTCAGCGGTCGGTAGAATGGATAACCAAGCTGATTGAGGCGTTTAATAATGCACCGCCAAAATTGCAAAAGTTTATATCGGTTGCGGCGTTAGTGCTTGCGACGCTGACTGGATTTATTGCATTTATAGGAACTGTGACAGCAGGCATTGGTTTATTTACAATGTCAATCGCGTCTGCAATACCTGTACTCAAGAAACTTGGCGGTTTGTTCGCATTTCTAACGAGCCCGATTAGTATTGCTGTCATTGCGGTTGGCGCATTAGTCGCCGGGTTTATTGCGCTATACAAACACTCGGAACCATTCAGAAACTCGGTTAATCAAATCGGGTCGACGCTTAAAGGGGCGTTCTTTGTCGGCGTAGAAAAAGCAAGCGAAGTACTGACGAAACTAAAAAACATATTCATCGAACTTGTAAACACCAAAGTTGCGCCATTTTTTGAAAGTGTAGCCGATGTTATATCGCGAGCATTTAGTGGCGACTTTAGCGGGGTGGCGCAAATGTTCGGACAGCTAGTGCCGACCATTATCGGCTTTTTAGTTGGCGGCATTCCGGCGTTGATTTTGACAGGTGCGAAATTCCTTCCGGCAATCGCCGAAGGTATACAGCGGAATTTGCCAGCATTACTAAGCGGAATCACAGCGGTTGTTAACGGCATTATTACCGCCATAACCACATACTTGCCGATGTTTGTACAGTCAGGCGTCGACGTGCTGACGAAATTAATTGAAGGACTCACGAATGCAATCCCGATAATTTTGCCAGCGATTCTCACGATTGTAACAACGCTGATTACAACGATTGCAAAGTTTTTTCCGCAGTTCGTTCAGGCGGGCGTAACCGTCTTGACGAACCTGTTAAACGGAATTGTTAACGCCCTTCCGTTGATTGTAGGCGCAATTCTAACGTTAGTCACAACGATTTTAGGCGTGATTACCGATAACTTGCCGCTGATTATTACGGCGGGAGTTACGATACTAACGGCGCTCATAGAAGGAATTATTACGCTATTGCCAGCGATTATTGACGCTGTGTTGTCGATTATTTTGACGATTGCGCAGGCGGTTATCGACAATCTGCCGAAAATTATCGACGCAGGAATTAAAATACTGGACGCTCTCATTAACGGTATTATTTCGATTTTACCGCAATTGATTGACACCGGAATTATGCTGATTTTTGCTTTATTTGGCGCGCTAATCGCTAACTTGCCGAAGATACTCGACGCAGGCGTCAAAATTTTAGTCGCTTTGATTGACGGAATCATGAAGATTTTGCCACAACTTTTGCTGGCTGGCTTAACGCTTATCGTCAAATTAGCTGGCGCTTTAATACAAAATTTACCGAAAATCTTGGAGGCAGGCGGGAAAATTTTATTGGCGTTGCTCGACGGTATCGCGAAATTAATTCCGAAGCTGCTATCGCTTGGCTGGGATTTAGTTAAGAAATTGGCTGGCGCTATTGATGACAAAGTCGGCGACATGTTCAATGTCGGAGCGAATTTGATTAAAGGGCTGTGGAACGGTATTAATTCCGTTAAAGACTGGATCATCGGAAAAATCGGCGGATTTACGGACAGCATAGTAAAAGCGGTCAAGGGATTTTTTGGCGTGCATTCGCCGTCTAAGGTATTTCGCGACGAAATCGGTAAAATGCTCGGACTTGGGCTTGTCGATGGTATAACGGCTACGCAAAGCGATGTCATCGGTGCCGCCCGGCAACTAACTAAGTGGGCAACGCCTGAACCTCCGGACGTATCGCTCGCGTATGCAACGCCAGCTGGCACATACGGAACACTATCGTCGGCAGTAAGTGGCACGGTTGATGTTAACTCGCGTGATGACATGATTGCGTCGGCGGTCAACCTGCTTGCGCAGAAACTGGACGGCTTGGCGGTCGAAATGGACGGAAAACAAGTCGGCAAATTAGTCGCGCCAACGGTAAGCCGCGAAATTAAACGTGAAACCGACAACGCAATTATAGGAGG